CGAAACGCCGCCACAGCGCCACGGTGACGCCCTGCTCGTCGCTCCACTCGCGGGAGTCGGCGTAGGCGTAGCGCAGCCAGTGCTGATAGTCGGGCTCGAGCGTGCGGATCGCCGCTACCACCTTGGAATCCTCGAAGGCCCAGGGCGGCAGCGGCAGGCTGCTCGACGGCTTCGGCCGGGTCTGGCTGGCCACCAGCCGAGTCGAGGCGCGCTTCATCTCGGCAGCCCAGCGGCGAGGGCCCGCCGGCGGCAGGCGGTCTCGGTAGAGGCTGTCGTCGTAGCGCGCTGGCATGTCCCCCTCGCTGACGCGGCGCGGCGATGGTGTGGCGTGGGCATAGACCACGGTGCGGCGGATAAACGCCAAGTCCTGAGCTCCCAGCACGGCCCCCTCCTCATCGGCGATGCCGACCCTGTCGACGGTCGGCGAACTCCTGGCACTCGACGCAGCGCGTCACCCAGGGCATGGCCTGGCGGCGCCGCGGCGGGATCTCGTCGTCGCAGTCGATGCACTCGGCGGTGCCGACCCGGCTCTCCCGGGCCACTCGCTCGCGCTCGAGGCGATCGGCGATCTCGGCGTCGTAGACGGCTTGGGCATCCCCTGCCATATCGGCGGCATCACTCACAGCAACCACTCCCCTGTGCTGGCCACAAAAGCGGCGAACAAGAGCCCGCCGAGCATCGCTTCCTTGAGGATCATCATCGGTCACGCTCCTCGCCAGGCGGCGACTTCGCGTCGTAGATCGCGGTTGTCCTTCTCCAGCTCCTCGATCAGCTCAGCGGCACGCCACGCAGGGTGGAGGTGGAGCTCGTCGTCGGGCAGGCCATGGCAGATGGCGCGGGCTTTCTCCCGCAGCTCGGCAGCGGTGACGTGCGCCTTTTCTCGCAGCTCGGCAGCGGGAGAAGGCGCCACAGTGGCAGGGGTCTGCATGGTCACTTCTCCTCGCCGGCATGGGGGATACGGCCGGCGGTAAACGCGTTGACCACGGGGCACTCGGGGCTGTGATACTGACCAGGGACGGACCCGCAAGCGAGACAGCTAGTGCCTTGGGGGGCGCGCTCGGCCGCCTCGAGGATCCGCCCATCCATCCCCTGGTGCGGCTCGCTGGGCACACCCAGCTTTTCTCGCACCATATCCAGTAGCCGGGCACGGTCTTCGGCATAGTCCTGGGCCGCCTCCAGCTCCTCGACCAATTGATCCCGGCGCTTGATGGCGTCGGTGCAGTCCTCCATGAACGCCATGAAACGATCGCCGTCGGCCTTGGAAAGCACGAAGCTGACCGGATCCTGTCCGTCCTCGAGGTCGAAGTTCATCTGCGGCATGTCTATTCCCCCATCCCGATCGCGATCATCTTGAAGCGCGGCAGCGGCCGCCCGGTGCCGCGGCTGAGCGCAGCCACTTCGGACAGCACCACCTCCACCAAGTCGACGGCCTCCTTCATCATCCGGTCCACCTGGCGCGGGTCATCATTCAGGTCGTAGTAGCCGTTATGACTGGGCTTGGCGTGCTCGATCAGCTCGCCGAACTCCTTTGCCAGGCGATGGAGTTGAGCCTGTGCCCGGGTGGGCTGCTCGCCGGCGCCGAAGCTGGGGATCGGAACATAGAGCGAGCCGGCCATGGCCATCAGTTCGCGCTTCACTTCGAGCTGATAGACCGGCGGCAGGCAGCCGATCCAGACCCACTTCCAGGAGAGGGGGAAGGGCTGGGTGCCGCGGATGATCCGGCCGACTTTCATCGAGGCCGCGCGGCGCCAACGGGTATAGGCGGCGGCGCTGCTCTCGACCGAATCGTGATCGACATCGGCCATGCCGGCATCTTCCAGGGCGGGGATCAGCAGGGTAGTGGCGAAAGACTCGATCGACTCCCGGCTGTTTTCGAACCAGTCGCGGGTGGCGGCGATGATCGCCTGGTCCTCAGCTCTGCGTTCCATACAAGCCATCCTTTTTCGTTATCTGCTTTATCAGCCCTTAGTGTGGGCCTCCCCACATTTTGCTTATTCGTACATTAGAGCGCAATGGGTTTGCTTATATGGCCTTCCTTTTCCGTAGGATCGCGGCGGAGAATTTACGGATGAAAATCGGACACGCTATCAGGCGCTTGCGCCACGCCCAGGGACGGACCCTCCAGCAGCTTTGCGATGCTGCCGACGGCCGTATTGCCCCGGCCTACCTCTCCCGCATCGAGCGCGACGAGATGGCACCTAACGTCTACATCGCCGCGGCGATCGCCCGTGCGCTGGGGACCACCGTCGACAACCTGCTGAAGGAAGCGGAGGGAGGGGGAGCGACCAGCGGCCTGCCCGCCGCCTCGCGGATGCTCGTCCCAGTGCTGCGCTGGGAGGACGCCGACACATTCTGCCGGGAGCGCGACTACACCAGCCTGCCAACGCCCGAGCGCTGGGTGATGCCGCCAATGGAGACCCACCTCGGCATGTTCGGCCTGGTGCTGCGAGATGATTCCATGCAGGCCCTGGAAGGCCTTAGCTGGGCGCGCGGCGCGACGATCATCGTCGACAACAACCGCCAGGAGGAGGCGGGCGACTATGTCCTGATCGCCGATCGATCCGGATCGGGCGTGCTGCTTTTCCGGCAACTGGCGACCGACGGGCGTGACCTGTACCTGCGGGCCCGGAACCCCCAATACCCCATGCGGCCGATCGATGACAGCTGGGAAGTGCTAGGCGTGGTCCTGGGCCAGGTGGTCGACCTCACACTTGAGGGATGACGAATCTGCTAAAAGAGGTTTTACGAATCTGGACAATTTGGCGTAGCATAGTGAGCAAGCTCGCTACGCACGCCGCTATGCGTTAGGATCAAAAGGTTTAGGAAGGGCAGATAGAACAACGCCCGGGATTAGCGGCCCGGGCGTTGGAAGCTGCGAAGTCACGTCGCAGACAAAGCGATTTACTAAGGCACATTGAGGCAAGCTGTTGATTTCAAAGGTCTGTTTAGCGGGCAGGCCAATGAAGCAAGCCACAAAGTCCTACCAGTATATGGCGTGACCCCGTAGCGTTCAACGTTTTGCCCACATTTGTACATTTGTACATTTGCACTTTTGTGCATTATGTGCCTGGGTCACGGACGCACGATGACGACACAACGCCAGGGCCTTGCGGCCTACTACGCAGAACGATTCAACAGCGACCCTCACGCGCTGCTCGACTACTGTCACACCGAGATCAGCGCCGTCGCGGCCGAGGTCCAGATCGACTGGCCGGCACTCGCCCCTCACGTCAGGCTCGACGACAAGAAGTACCGCGGCAAGATCCCCACCCTCGCCAAGGGCCACCGCCACAAGGTCGCGGTGTTCGGCTCGCTCAAGCGTGCCCGCAACGGCATCGAGTTCCCGCACCTCAACTTCCATAGCAAGGCCCAGGGCGGCTACACCGCGACCTGGTCAGGCTATGACGCCCTGCTCGATCTCTACCGCCGCGACGGCGGGCAGCTCAACGACGACAAGCACCGCCGCTGGCTGGCCGAGCAGGAGAAGCGGCGCGCGGAGCGCGCCGCGCGCGTGGCGAAAGCCGAACGCCAGGAGCGCGAAGCCGAGGCCCGCCGGCAGGCCGAACACAACGCCTACGAGCTGGCATGGCATGGCCGCGGCGCCCAGCGTTTCGAGTTCGCCCCGGGCAAATGGGATACCGTCGAGCTGCTCGGCGACGCCGACGGCAGCGAGCCCTACCTCGAGGCCAAACAGATCGGCAGCATCGTTGAGGTCGTGACGATGAAGCGCATGCGCGATCGCCACGGCGAGTTCGTGGCCTTCGCCCTGCAGGGCATCGACGGTGACTACCGCGGCCTGCAGCGTCTCTACTCCGAGTACAAGAAGTACACCATCGCCGCGCGGCCCGGCCAGTTCGACGGGGCGCACTGCATCATTGGCAGCCTGGATGCCAAGCGCGTCTATAGTGCCGAGGGCTTCGCTACCGCTGCCAGCACCTGGTTGGCCGAGACGGCCATCAAGGGCGACAGCTGCGCCGTGATCGTGGCCATGAACGCCGACAACCTGGTCAAGGTGCTGCGCAGCTACCGGCGCGTGCAGCCCGACCTGCGCCCGATCAACGCCGCCGACAACGACTGCTGGAAGCTGCTCGCCGGCAACGCCGGCCAGCAGCGCGCCCTGGAGATCAAACGCGAGCTGGAGCTGCGCAGCGTCATGCCGCGCTGGGAAGAGCTGCTCGATCCCGAGGCGATCGCCGCGGCCAGGGCTACCGGCAAGGGGCCGACCGACTTCAACGATCTGCACTGCCTGTTTGGCCTCGAGGCCACCGCCAAGGCGCTGCGCGCACGCTCGAGCAAGGTCGAGGTCGAGACCGGCTTCTTCGACTACTGCCTGCAGCGCGTCGCGGCCGCGGGGCAGATGAACGTCATGGAAGAGGCCCTTCGCGCGGTCAACGCCGGCATGCAGCTGGCCCCGACCAGGTACACCGGCCGCGACGTCTACCGCATCGTTTGCAGCACCATCCCCGAGGGCCTGCCCTGCAACCGCCACCGCCTGCTGTCGCGGGTCTGCTGGCTAGGCCGCAAGAAGCTCGAGAGCGCCGCAGGCTTGCGCAGCTTCACCGCCGAGGCACTGGCTCGCCCCAACGTCCAACACCACAAGGTGGCCGGGATCCGCGCCGAGCACGGTAACGTGCTGCTGCCCGAGCACGTCCAGCACCTGGTGCAATCGCTCGACGGCATGGTCATCGTTCGCGCGCCGATGGGATCGGGCAAAACCGAGAACCTGATCAGGCCGCTCATGCAGGCCGCCCCGAAAGCCGCCTACATCGCCCACCGCGTCTCCCTGGTGGGCGATGCCGCGTATCGCCTCAACACCCAGCACTATCGCAACGTGCTGGCCGCCGAGATGCCCTGGGTCAGCCACCTGGCTTGCTGCGTTAACAGCATCACCCATCCCAAGTTCGCCAACGGCGACGGCCGCTCCTGGTTTACCACCGTCGATACGCTCTGCATCGACGAGGCCAGCCAGGTGCTGCGCCACATCGCCACCGGGCCGGTCGATCAGCCCACCCGCGTCATGGATGGGCTGGTCGAAGCCATCCAGTCGGCCCGCCAGGTGCTGCTGTGCGACGCCGACGCCAACGACAGCCTGATCGAGCTGTGCGAGATGGCCCGCCCCGGCGAGCCGATCCATATCCTCGAGGTAGACGCCGCCAACGATCACGTGCGCGTCGACCACAGCGACCATGAATCGGTCTGGCAGCAGGCCCTCGAAGCGGCGATCGCCGGCGAGCGCGTCCTGGTCGCCAACGACAGCGCCGAGTCAGCCAAGAAGCTGGCCGTCATGATTCACAAGTACCGCCCCGAGGCGCGCGTGCTGCTGGTCCACAAGGAAAGCAAGGCCGATCCCGACGCCGAGCGCTTCCTCGACCGCCCCAACGACGAGGCCCCCCGCTGGGACGTGCTGATCTACTCGCCGGCGATCTCGAGCGGCGTGTCGATCACCACCCCGCACTTCACTCGCCATTTCGGCATCTTCAGCGGTCAAACGGTCAGCCCCTCCGACGCGATCCAGATGCTTCGGCGCGATCGCACCGCTCGCCACTACGTGCTGGGCATAGGGATTTCCCGCGTCATGCGCGAGACCGACCGCGAGGCCCTCTGGCGCGGCCTGATCGCCGCCGACGAGCTGGCGTGCGACTTCGAAGAGACCAGCGACGAGATCCTGCTGCGGCGCACGAAGTCGGTCTATGACGTGATGTACCTCTCCTGCGCCACCGGCGAGAATCACGCCCGTAACGACTTCGCCAACCACCTGCTGCTCATGCTCATCGCCGACGGCTACCAGGTGCACCGCCTGGCCACCAACGACGACCAGGTCGAAGCCAGCCGAGCCAACCGCAAGGAAGGCGGCGCCCTGGTGCGCCAGCGCCGCCTCGAGATCCTCTACAGCGTCGAGACCCCCGACGAAGACCGCTTCGCCCGCCTCAGCCGGCAGGAACTCAAGTCAGAGGCCGAACAGGCCGAGATCGACCGCCATCACATCGAGCACCAGCTCTGCGTCGAGCAGATCACCGACGACGATGTCGACTTCTACGACGACCAGGGCATCCGCCACGTCACCGCCCTGGAGCTGCTGCAGGCCACCGACGAGCAGGCCGACGCCTACGACAAGGCCCAGCAGCGCGCCCGCGTCACCCTGACCCGCCACCGCTGGAAACGCCCCACGCGCCAGCTGCTGGGCCAGGTGTTCGAGATCCTCGGCGTCGACCCGCTGACCGGCGAGGGCGAGTTCACCGTCGAGCAGTGCCGCCAGGTACGCGATACCCTGCTCGCCGACCAGGCCGCCATCGAGCTCTACAACGCCCTGCGCATCGGGCGCTACGTCAATCCCAAGGCCGCCCCGAAGTGCGCCACCACGTTCGTCAAGTCGATCATGGATCGCCTGGGCCTGACCGTGCACAAGCGCAAGAGCGGCGGCACCAACTACCTGTCGATCAGCGAGGAGTCCTGGGAAGAGGTCATGCACTACGTCCGCCTGCGCGCCGAGCGTGGCGTCCACAGCCTGATCACTCACGACCCGGCCAGCACCCACGTCCCGATGCCCGCTCCCGAGCGCGGTGACACTCCCCGCGAAGCCGCCAACGACGCGGCCTCCAGCGAGAGTGACACTTTGCATGGTGGGGTAGCAGCAGCGGATGATAAGTATCCCTCCCTCGCGGAGAGCGAGAGACTCTACGCCGCCGCCGTCGCCGCTTCGAACCCCCTCAGTGTGTCACTGCCGCTGGTGAGGGCGGTCGAGGGGCTGCCGGATGACGTGAAGCGGCTGGTGATCGAGGGCCGGATGTCGCCGGAGAGCCTGGCCTGGGCACTGCGCTATGTGCTCGACCTCGAGCAGCACGGCGCCAGGGACGAGGACCACTGCAACCTGACGGTGATGTCGCGCCTCTACCGAGTCGCCCGCAACCTGCCGCTGACCGAGCCGCTGGCCGCGGTCGTCGCCCAGCTGAATCGCGAGATCCTGCGCAACCTGCGGGACATGGCCGACGACACCCTGAGCTGGACGCTCGAGTACGTCAGCCAGCGGATCACCCAGGCCAACAGCACGAAGAGGCCGGCCGGTGCGTGACGCGGATCATGGGATTGCCCCAAAGCTGCACTAGGAATACTGTATAATCATACAGCAAACCATAACGCAGGGAGGGCCTGACATGACCACTATCCAAGACCAGCGCGACCAGCTTGAGACCCGCCTCGCTCGCGCCGACGCCGTTCTCAAGCTGCTGGCCAACACCAGCGGCATCGACGTCGAGACGCTGCAGAGCGTCGCCCTGGACGCAGCCGACCACGTCCAGGAGGCGCGCCAGCTATGCCAGTCCCTGGCAGCCGCCCAGCAAAAGGGGCCGGCGCTCTCGCGCCAGCCCCATGACTGCCTGACCGGCCTGTCGGTGCGTTTCTATCAGCGCCCGCCGGCCGCGGTGTAGGCCGCCCGCATGGCCTCCTCTCGGCTCGGCATGTCATCGATGCGCGCCACCTCCACGCCGTTGATCGAGGCCACCCCGACCCAGCGCCCGTCCTGCTCGCGGGCGCCCACCCGGATCTTCGGTTTCGCGACCTCCTCCGGTACCGGCGCCGCCACCTTGGCCAGCGCCACGTTCGGCGTCTCCAGGGCCTCGCGCGCCAGCTCCAGGTAAGCCTTGATCGTCGGCCGGTACGTCCCGAGCTCGCGACTGATCAGCGACTGCGTGATCTTCGCCTCGGGCTCCTGCTCCACCTGTTCCTTCACCCAGTTGTGGACCCGCGCCATCGCCTGGCTAGCCTGCAGCTCCTCGGCTCCGTCCAGGGCGCGCAGCGCCTCGAGGCGGCTGGCGTGACCGCCGGCCGGCTCGCGCTCCGCGCTCGCCGGTCCCTCGCTGTAATCGATCTTGAAGGCCCGGTAGCTGCGCTGGGTATCCATATCCTCGTGGCCCAACATTTCACGCCAGAACACGTCCTCGGTGACTTTCTTCCAGCGCTTGTCGCGTGAGAAGTGCATCTCGAACACCAGCCGCGCCCAGATCGCGCGGCTGTCCTTGAACACCCGCTCCTCGTCATCGAAGACCCGCTTTGCCAGCGTGTTCAGCGTCTTGGCCGTGCGCCGGTTGATCTCGGTATTGTCCATGCCCTGCAGCTCGACCACCTCGGGCAGCGAGCGCAGCTCGTTCCAGGCCTCGACCACCAGGTCGGCGTCGACCAGGGTGTAAATGTGATAGGCCTGGCTGTAGTCCACCCCGCCGCGCTTCTTCGCCTGCCCGGAAAACTCCACCTGGTGGCGGTCCACTTTCTTGATCCGGCCGGTCTTGAGCACCTCGATCGAGCGCCGGCCGGTGGCCAGCGCCAGCCCCAGCGCCAGGTGGCTGTAGAAGGGCCGATACTCGCCGTCGATCACGCGCTCGCGGTTGGTCAGCAGCGTGTAGACCTGGTCCATCAGCCAGTGGTAGTTGATCTCCACCGTGTTGACCGCGCGCTCCTCGAGCGTTTCCGTCGCGCTCTCGGCCAGCTCGGCTTTCTGGGCTGACGACAGCGTCAGGTGGCGCATGATCTCGTGGTCGAGCTTCATCGCCCGGATATCCTCATACGCCTGGTCATCGTCGCGGATCCGGTCGAGCAGCTCCCGGTGCGCCAGGCGGATCTCGCTGATAGTGGCCAGCGTGCCCAGCCGCTCCAGCCGATCGGCATACTTCGGGTAGCGCTTGGCCAGCCGCTCGATCTGCTGGTCGAGGCTGTGATGCCGCCAGTTCTGGGCGGTCACCGCCTTGCGCGCCTCGGTCATGTAGCGGCGATAGGTGCTCACCGCGATCTTGTCCTCGTCCTTCCGCCGGCCATCGTCGTGCAGCTGCGTTTTGAAGCGCTTCGCCAGCCGCGCCGTCTTCTTCGTCTTCTCCTTCCGCTCCAGCGACTCGTCGGCGTCGATATTGCGGATCTCCTCGAGCATCCACTCGATCAGCTCGCCCAGGTGAACCTTCTTGCGTGTTTCTCCGCTCATGGCACTGCCCTCTTGATGCATACATAGTAAACCCTAGAAACCTTTATAGACCACCTATGTATGCACGTCAAGCCCTATGGTAATGCATACATACATAGCAAGCCCTGCACCACACTATGCCACCGCCCTTACTAGGGTCACCTGTGCATACACCCTACCACCCATACTATACGTATAGTATGGGTGGTAGGGTGTATGCATAGGCGGCCCTGCATATAGTAGGGGTCAAGGTGTATGCATAGGTAGGGGGAATAGTGTATGTATGGGGAATGGCATACATAGACAGCCCTTCTATTATTGAGGGGCCAGCGGTCAGGAAGGCGGGAAAGGTGACAGGCGAGTGATAAAGGTAGGCAGGGCGTCAGGATGACCAGCAGAAGGCTGAAAAGCGGGCATACAGGGAAAGGACGCCGGGCAGCAGGCAGGGCGCCAGGCCAGCGGGAAGGCCGCAGCCATGCGGGTTGCAGGGCGCTAGGTAAGGACAAGGCGCGGTCAGGCGGCAGGCAAGATGATGCAAAAGCTATTTGTACATTTGTTCATTTGTGCTAATGTCCAAACCGCAATGCCGAAAAACTGAGGAGACCGGGCCGAAATGACCAAGGTAATCGCTGTACTCAACCAAAAAGGGGGCGCTGGCAAGACAACCGTCGCCACCAATCTAGCCTGCTGGCTGCACAAGCAGGGCCGTAAGGTGCTGCTGGTGGATCTCGACCCGCAGGGCAGTGCCTCCGACTGGAGCGAAGACCGGGAGAGCGACGACGACTTCCCGGTCGTGCGGATGGGCACGAAGGTGGCCAGGGATCTGCCGCGCGTGGCTGGCGGCTACGAGTTCGTGGTGCTGGACGGCGCGCCGCAGATCAGCGACCTCGCCGCGCCAGCAGTAAAGGCGGCTGACGTGGTGCTGATCCCCTGCCAGCCTTCGCCGTTCGATATCTACTCCTGCGAAACCCTGGTCGATTTGATCCAGGCGCGCCAGGAAGTGACCGACGGCCACCCCAAGGCGGCTTTCGTGATCTCCAGGGCCATCAAGAACACCCACCTGAGCCGGGAAGTGCGCGAGGCGCTGGCCGAGTACGAACTGCCGATCTTCGAGGCGCACACCTCGCAGCGCGTGGCCTACGCCGACTGTGCCAAGGGCGGCAGCGTGATGGATCTGGGCGAGAGCGACAAAGCGCGTCAGGAAATCGAGGCGCTAGGAAGCGAGATGATGGAGTTTCTCAATGGCTGAGCGTAAATCACTGACCACCCGCCGGGGGCGCGAGGCCGAGGCCGAGAAGCCCGCCAGGAAGGACGTGGAGAAGGCCTTGGACGAGGTGAAGGAAAAGGTCGAGAAGCGGCGGCGCATCCCCTACGACGCCTCGCCGAAGACGCATCAGATGCTCTCTGCAATGCGCGTCAACAGCGAAACCAACGTGCCGGTTCGCGCCTTCATCGACGAGGCCATCGAAGATCTGTTCGAGAAGTACCGGAACGGCAAAGGCCGCTACAAGGTGGGCGATATCGAAAGAATCTTGGGCAAGTAGCCCGAGAAAGGAAGCCTGGCGGACGGCGGCCACCGCCGCCAGGCGGGACACTACGCAAATGCTGAGAAGGAATCACGAAATGTCCAAAGCCGACTATATCACGGCAGCACGCCTGCCGCTCCGCGAAGCAAGCCACCCCGCCAACCGCGCCCTGGTGCTGCGGTACGCCCTGGAACACGCCACAGGGGCCGCCCAGCGCGCCCTGCTGGCCCTGATCGGGGAGCGCGCCGCATGAGCGATATCAACCGC